CCATCAGAGCCAACATCATGTCATCAGGATCACTCATGTTGGCAATGTCATTGGCAGCTCCACCAGCAAGTCTGTCGTTATCGCTTTTTAGGTAGTCTTCTTGTTTTAGAGTTTCGACGTTTGCCATTTAATCCCAACTCCTCTTCTGTGATGATTTTGAAGATCGCATTATTATCAAGAGCAAACTCTTCTGCTGCCTTCCATTTTGCTTCATTCACTGCATATTGAGTGCACTCATAGACGTAAGACTTGGTAACTCTCTTGCCCTGAACAGGTGGAGAACACTGCTTTTTGGGTTTTACCTCAACAATCCAGTTCTTGATAGTTCCATCCTGTTGTTTTACCTTACACAGGAAATCAGGATAGTATCTGTGAACCTTTCCATCAGTGGGTTTGATGTAGGGAATTGAGAATTCTTCAGATGCCCATTGAATCACACTTTCATTGGTATCACACCACATGCAGAATCTTCTTTCCCATGAAGATCTACAAATAATATTGTTTGGGTTACCTTGATACTTGTGAGGATTGCTAGGTTTGAAAAGTGATTTACAACTCTCAGCCATACCCACTAAATAACAATATAAGTATCAGTATTTATAGATGGCTACGACCAATTCTAGTGGTCCCAGTTCAAGAAGAGTAGGAACTTTTGAGTTCATCTACAGAGCTCTGAATGTCGCTCAGACTTCGGTCTTTCTTGTTAAACTTCAACCTCCAGGTCCTGTTGCAAGTTATCTCTCAAGTAGGGGTATTTCTTATGGCGCAAAGGGAGAATCAATTGAACTTGCCTGTCATCAAACATCTCTTCCAGGTCACGCTCTTCAAACACACGAAGTTAGAAATGATTATCGTGGTGTGACTGAAAGGATGCCATACAGAAAGCAATATCAAGATTTGTCTTTCTCATTCTATGTCGATAATGAGTATGGTGTTATTGAAATGTTTGAGGGATGGATTGATTATATTGCTGGAATGAATCAACAGGGTGACCTGAATGATTATGTGAATCCATATGCCCAATACAGAATGAATTATCCAACAGATTATCGTTCTGATAGTGTATATGTCACCAAGTTTGAGAAGAACGCTGGTCACATTGGACGACTCGCCAGTCTTGGAGATACTGTCCCATATCAGATACAATATAATTTTGTAGGGGCTTATCCAATCAGTATCAACTCAACACCTGTTCAGTATGGTACACCTGATGTTCTGAAGTACACAGTTAATATGACTTATCTTCGTTATGTCATTGATCGTAGAACAGCTCAACAATTCTGATACCCCACTAAATAATCTCACCTGAATCTTTATAATGCCTTTACCAAAGATTGCAACTCCTTACTATGAGTTGACATTGCCTTCAACAAAGAAGTCAATCAAATATCGTCCCTTCCTTGTGAAGGAAGAAAAACTGTTGGTTCTTGCTCTGGAAAGTGAAGACACCAAGCAAATCACAACAGCAATCAAACAGGTTCTGAAGGCTTGTATTCAGACCAGAGGTGTTAAGGTGGAAAGTCTTCCAACCTTTGACATTGAATTCTTGTTCCTCAACATTCGTGCCAAGTCAGTTGGTGAAGTTGTTGAGATTACTCTCACTGCACCTGATGATGGTGTAACTCCTGTTGAAGTTGAGATTGACATTGAGGACATCAAGGTCCAGGAACCAGAAGGTCACACCAAGCGTATCCAGTTGGATGACACTCTGATGATGGATATGAAGTATCCTTCTTTGGAACAATTCATCAAGAATAACTTTGATTTTGATGGTAATGCCTCTCTGGATCAATCATTTGAGTTGATTGCAACTTGTATTGATAAGATCTACAGTGAAGATGAGGTTTGGGCATCTGAGGATTGCACCAAGAAAGAGATGGTTGAGTTTCTGGAACAGATGAGTTCTACTCAATTCAAACAGATTGAGAAGTTCTTTGAGACAATGCCAAAACTCCAACACACTGTTGAAGTCTATAATCCCAAAACCAAAGTCAAGAGTTCTGTCGTGTTGGAGGGGTTGAACTCTTTTTTCGGGTAGGCATGATCCATATGGATCTTGAGAGTTACTTCAAACTCAATTTTGCCTTGATGCAGTACCATAAATACTCTTTGACTGAAGTTGAAAATATGATGCCCTGGGAAAGGGACATCTATGTAGCATTGTTACAGCAACACATCGAAGAAGAAAACGAGAAGATGCGTCAACAGAATGGCTAACGCTTCCTTGGATCCTATTGACATTCTCCTAGAATTGGGGTTTGACCTGGATGACATCTCTGATGATGAGAGTTATCTCAGTGCAATGAAGGAAGCCATTGCCACAATTGAATTCAAAACTCAAGGAAAGGGTGATGATAGATCAAGAGCCCTGAGAGAAGAAGTAATAAAAGTAACAAGGCAGAGAAGATCAAAAAGAACAGTAGATGTTAATAAGGTTTTCAAAACAAAACCAAAGGCATCTACTGCTGTTGGTCCAAAACTTTTGGCAGCAAGTAAGGATTATAAGGAACAAAAAGAAGAAGAAGAGAAACAAGAGAAGGCAGTCACTGCTATCATTCCAGCTGGACTGAAGAGAGTTTCAGATGGAATCAATGACATTACAAAGGTCTTGGTTAGAGATCTGACTGCTGAGAAGAAACAAGCAGATGAAGAGAGAAAGGCAGCAGAGAATCTGGCTGCTGAAACAGAAGAGAAAGAATCTGAGAAGCAATCACAAGAAAGTGCTGGTAACTTCCTGAAAGGTCTCAAACCACCTGAGATTCCTTTCTTTGATAGAATCAAAAGATTCTTTCAGAATGTTCTTGTTGGTGGTTTGTTGGGTTGGTTGGCAAAACCAGAAAACCAAGATAAGGTAAAGGGATTTGCAGATTTCATCAGAGATCATGGAGGTAAGATTCTCACAGGAATTCTGGCTCTGGTGGCTCTTGATGTTGGAATGAAACTCCTTGGTTTTTTGAAGATCTTCACTCCTCTTATAAAAGGATTGTGGACAATCTTTACAAATCCTTTGTTTATGTTGGCTCTCACTGGTCTTATGGCTGGAAGACAAGCAGCAATAAACTATGAAGAAGATCTACGAAGACAAGAACAAGAGAACAAGGAGGAAGATGAAGTAAGAGCTGCACAGGGATTGCCAGAGCTTACTCAAGAAGAAAAGGAATCTAGACGAACATTTGATGAAGTAGAAGCAGCTGCTCCAGCATTTGCAGGGGCCACTGGCGGTGATGTGGAGGCTGCTCGTGCAGGTGGAATGTTTGGTGGATGGTTGAGCAGCTTGTTCAGGGGCGGCGGAAAAGAATATGCAGACAATGAATTAGGTAGAGCTGAAAAAGAAAAAGATAGGGTTTCTGGTGAGATAAAGAAAACAGAACAATATATTGCCAGACTTACAAAGATGCTTGAAGATCCAGCAGTTAAGGGTGGGTTCAGATCAAATACGGAAGCTTCGCTTGAAAGGGCTCAAGAGAAACTTAAAAAGTTAAAAAACGATCTTGAATATGCTGAATCAAGAATGGAAGAATATGCTCCTGAGGCAGCTCCCACTTCTCAGGAAATTGAAAAACAAATTATAGACTCAACTAAAGAAGGTGGATTATATGAGGGACATGATCCTAGCACTCTGCAATGGAATAGTCAATTAGGAATTCCCGAACCTAAAACACCCACAATGGATACCTCTAAGGTTGCAAAACCCGAGAGACCTGAGGGAACTGATGCTCCAGTTCTTCCACAAGGCGCTGAACCAGCAAATGAAGAGTTTTTGGAGAATCTCAAAGCAAATCCATCACCCGCTGCTAGGACCGTTGAAAAATTGTTCAGCACTCCTCCACAACCAATGCAGGTTTCTGTGTTGCCAGTTTCTGTTCCAGCTCAGAAACCACAAGTGGCTTCATCATCTGCTGGTCAGAAGACTGCTCCCACTTTTGGTTCAGTGGATCCAAACAACACCAGTGTTCCTATGATTGCTGGTGTTTATAACTCTCCAGTAGCGGTGTAAGATCATGGCATTAGGACTTATCTCTGGAGCAAAAGGGTTGTTTGGTGGAGGAGAACCACCAAAACAGATGAGTGGATCTGATATGGCA